GATTCTTGGTGTCTTGTCTGCGTAGTTCAGGTAGAGGGATCTCCTCCGCGAGTAGGGAAGAATCAGCATAGCGTTGGGAGAACTCTTGATATGTGAACGAACGGTGCCTCAGGATTTGAGCCGCGATACCTCTGGTGGTATTGATCTCAAGCGTCATGTGTGCCTGCTCAAAGACGCTCCAGTGCCCGTGTTTGATGCAATAGGAGAGAAGTCCTGCAACCTTAGGATTCTCCTGGTTAGCAGGGTTACTGACCCGTGCTACATACCCCATTGTCTTCTCCGCATCCGGAGTCACACTGATCAGTTGAACTCTGCTCATTTCGTTTAATAATCCTTTTCATGAGTTTAGCATATTCTACATCCTCTGCAGTGTACCACTCGGGATGTTTCTTATACCGTTTAATAATTTTCTTTGCTGCTTTTTTGTCAGTTAGCTCCTTCATGGTAGTAGGCGAGAAAGTATTTGACGATGCCATTACTGTTCACGTTGCCCTGCGATACCCAATCGTGAGCACATTCATATATTTTCTGGTTTGAGTATTTAGGTTCGCCAGTAGGTAATAACTCACTACCAAACTTCATCAACAATACCTGAAGGACATGCTCCCTCAGTTTCATCTTCTCGTCTGAATAACGCCAATCAGTCAGGGTATCCATCGTCATCGTTGAAAACTTCGTCGTAGCTTGAGGGTGGTGATGAAAAACTCTGGGAGTGATCTACATATGCGTCCTTGTCCGAAAAGACTTCAGACTCTAACGCATCTACCAAGAGTTTGAGATTGCGAACAATTAGTTTGAGTTTGTCTCTTTCCATAGAAGATCCACGCTTCTACAATTATAGACAAAAAAAGGAGGGGCGTCAACCCCTCCCAGTGTTAGTACACGTGATTCACTTTTGGTAAACGTGTCCGCGATAGCAGAATGTACCGTGGACATCTTTACGCTCTGCACAATTTACATTGTACTCAACACCACGATAAGCGGTGTGATTGATCTGTGCGTCGTGCAGTGCAGATGCTTTGTTGATCTGCTTACGAATGAGATTTAAGGTGTTCATGATTGACTCCTAAAGTAGTTGGATTTTTAGGCCCGTTCCTTTAGTCGTTTGCGTCCCAATAATGACTACACTCAGGTACAGATTCCTTTACGGTCTCTACCAGTTCTACCACAATTTTAGGTGATAGTTCTGATTTGTTTGCTTTGATTCTGAGCATTAATGCATCAGCATCAGCGCACATCATACCGGAGTATAAAAGTAATTCAATCATGGGATGAACGCTCCGTTCCGCGACTTACTTGCGTCCCCTAGGGGATGAACGACAGGTCCATTATAGACCTCATGCCTTATTTAGTCAAGTGCCTTTGTATAATGTGTTACACAAACATTCCTTTCTGGTTCATGAAGTTCATGGTCTCTTTCAAAGTACCTCTGAACATACCGATAGAGATCATGGGATACTCTACCTCATCACCAAACTCATCTCTGAATTGTCCCTCAGTAAAGTGCTTGCCTTTTTCGTATACAACAACCTCGTCAAGATGAACTGATTTTAAAAGAGAGGCTGCTCTCTCACACTCTTGACTGCCGTTAGAATAAATTGATACCTGCATTAGTCTCGCTGCCTCCAGTCATCGGGTTTATCTCTTTGGAACCAATCTACAATCTCATCTGCACCTTGAAACCCCGTTCTGTGATTGGATGGGTCGGGGTCTCCTAACCCCATCCTATTCAAAAAATCATCAGTGCTTCCCTCCTCAATATCTTGAGAAGCCTGACGACGTGCTTTCTGCAACCAATCTCTAGCAAGAGTATGTGCCTTGGCAAGTTTTTCTGCCCAGATCATATCTTCTAGGGGAACCTCTTCTTTGTTCGCAATACATCTACAAATGGACTCTAGTCTGAGTCTGTATTGAGTGGAGAGCATGTTAGTTAATTTTGAGTTTGTCTTTTAAATCAAGAACCTTGTTAACCTCGTTCACCGCAGCAGACATCCTAGCACCTAGAATATCCATGATATCTTCGTAGATTACTTCATTATCCACGTAGTCATCGAAGTATGTGTCGATTGCTTCTTTAAGATACCTTTTGCGGTGCCACTCAGGTGAGTATGGTTTATACATGATGAGGGTAATACATGCTAACGATCATAATGCTATTTACTTATAATGTCAACTGAGTGGGTTACCATTCTTATCAACCAATCCCAACTTTTTAATTTGAGATAGGTTAGACCGCTCGCTTTTTTTAATCTTTTTGTATTCCTTGATCAGTCTGTCAACTTCTCTGTTTGAGATCTTGACCTTCAGTTCCTGATCACCATCTTTTTCAACGAAACCAAGTCCAGCCTTTTCACTCTGTTCTTTGGCATCAACATAATCATTGATGTCTTCCTGAATTTCATCACGGATCAATTGGTTAATTTGATCCCTGAGTTGTTCATCATTCATTTTCTTCGTTTAGATTCTTTAGCAGGTTTGGGATTAGGATCCCACAACTTTGGATTTGTCCTACCTTCAGATTGATTCATGGTAACAAAATCATCGCGGTATTCATCCCAGTAATGATCAAAGATGTCCACCTTCTTTCCAGCCATCACAATGTCAAACTTGTGAATATCCCCCTCGATGTACTCAACCAGGTATGCCGTATGCGGCAGTGACCTGTCTTGAGCAAGAGAGGGATCACAATCTTTTTGAATGAACCTAAGTTTACTACTCACTTGACAGTTCCGCTACGACCACCCCACTCAATGTCGGGATATGCTTCAGAAACGATTGCCTTAGTGATGTTGTACTTGGAACTCAGTCTCTTGTCTTTTACAAGACAAAGAAGATCTGCTTCATCAGGATGAAGTGTCTCAAGGATTTGAAGGAAGATGGTCTCTCTACGGGTCTTAGAGAGCGAGTCATTGCCTCCACGGACAAAGTTATAGAAATGACGCTGTTCCTGCCTCAGAGACGTATGCTCGGTGCCTGCAGGGGCATCATTGGGTTTGTATGGCACCTCACCATCAGGAAGAGCACTGAACACAGTGTCATCGAAGTTCCAGATGAGCAAGGATACAAGAGCATCATTACGATACTCTTGCAGTAGTTCAACCTTCTTGGCCTTTGCTCTCGATTTTGATACGAGATCAAGGATTTCTGTTTGGAAGGGATTGGGAGGAAGTTTAGTCTTCGTCTTCGTAGTCGTAGTCTTCGGCATTTTCAAATCGTACTGCAAAAATTTGATCAGGGATTACATTTCCAACTTCATCATACATTTCTGGATGAAGATTGTCGGGGTGATATGGAGTGGTTTTGTAGACATGTTCTTTTGCCAACCATCCAGCACCGAATCCAACAATTAGGAACATTATACTGACTAATGAACTGATAGTCAAGGTTACTGCTAGCATCTTCTTACTCCCCTGGGTTATGTTGTTTCCTTGTGTCAAAGGAAAATTCAAAGAAGATGTGAAACTCTCGTCTAAAGAGAGAGACCATCTTACCAAAACGAACTTGAAATGTTTTGGGTTCCTCCCTCTTTTGTTTGTTTTTATTGCGGAGCATTAACTCCACGCCTTTATTTATTTCAAGTTCCGGACTTTCTCCTCCGACCAGGCTTTCTGTCTCTTTCATAACGTAATGCGTCCTCAAGGAATCCGTGTAAGTAATTTCTAATCTTTCGAGCACGCGGTTTAGGAATGTGACCGTATGCTTCTCGAAGTTGTTTATTACCACCCACTAGATATGCATCAAGTTCTTCGACAGTATCTCTCACTTCCTTAGCGACAGAACTATTGATGAACTTAACCATGTCATCCCGCTTCAACTTTAATGACTTTGCAAAGTCATAAACATTAAGGATAAACCGATCGTGTTCAAACACTTGATCGATAGCTAAGTCAACGGCGGTGTAAAGTTCGTTCATTAGTCAAGATGCTTTTGCTCCCGGAGAAACTTGATAGTATCAGTGCAACCTCCAACCTGTTTTTCGTTGTAAGTTACTTGAGGAAACGTAGAACCTTTCCCATATTCATCATAAAAGGCTTCTTTTGTGAAGTCTCTCCCTAATTTATATACCACATGCTTAAGTTCTGTGAACTGAAGTAGTTGTACAACTTTATCACAATAAGGACATCCATCCTTAGAATAAACAATGAACGTGTCTTTCATGATTAAAATTCCTCGTTTCTACGTTGGTCCAAATAGGTAATGATTTCTTGTCTCCACTCCATTAATTCGTGGTAGCACTCCTCTTCGTGAGCGTACTGACGAAGTTCGGGATCAGGTTTAAGGATGCTCTCATAAAAGATGAAGAAAGCATCCTTTCGTTTAATTTCTTTGCTCATTCAAGATCAAGTGGTTGAAGTTCTGATTCAGGCAAGATTAATTGCTGCTTTAATTCTTTATCAGGTTCCATCTCAATATGTGGGACGGTGACCGTTTGTGGTTGTAAAGTCTTAATCTTCCTGTATGTATACTCGGGATGCATTTGACACAGGTTAATAGCATCTCTTTCCCATCCACAGTCAGCATACTTGGTTCCGTCTGGTTTGTAAACAGAGAAGTAACCGTCAGCAATATAAGAAATTTTTTGTATCTCACTCATCAGTGAGTCCTCCGTCATTTTGGTCGTAAAGACTTTCTAATTTCTCCCTAGAGAGATCAACGTACATCACCTCTTCTCCGGGGTCAGGTGCCTCTGGGTGACGTGGTTTAGGTGGTTGGTCCATCGTGGTATTGATAGACCGAATGTTGGACCACATAAGAGCGAATGCTCCTCCCGCAATGAGAGAGAAGCACACGCCCCATGTAAAAGCAAGATAGTGATTCACAGTGCGTTACCGCGTGGGAGAACTTCCTCAGGGAAGACAAAGTTCTCATGTGGTTGGTCAACTGGTGCCAACCATGCACGAAGGCCTTCGTTCAATAGAATGTTCTTTGTGTAGAACGTTTCAAACTCGGGATCCTCTGCTGCTCGTATCTCTTGAGATACAAAGTCATACGCACGCAGATTAAGTGCCAGACCAATGATGCCAATGCTAGAAGTCCAAAGACCCATGACTGGAACAAATAGCATAAAGAAATGCAACCACCGCTTATTGCTAAACGCAATACCAAAGATCTGAGACCAGAACCTGTTAGCAGTGACCATAGAATAAGTCTCTTCCTCTTGGGTAGAGTCAAAAGCTTTGAAAGTATTTGCCTGTTCACCATCTTGATACAGAGTGTTCTCCACTGTAACACCGTGGATCGCAGAGAGCAATGCTCCTCCTAAGATTCCTGCCACACCCATCATATGGAAGGGATTGAGCGTCCAATTATGAAAGCCCTGGAGGAAGAGAAGGAAGCGGAA